GTCATCGTCCATGACCCGTGTCGTGTTGCACGCAAGTGGTCGTGGGTCGATTGGATCACCGGCTACCATGCGCACCGCCTCCTCCAGTGCCTTGCGGTCAGGAGCAGCGCGCCCGCGTTTTCCGTTGCTCTCGAAGTTGAAGTCGCTAGACCCCGCGCTGGTGTCGCCTCCCTGTGCCCCGTCTTTTCCAGGGTACAGCGCGCGCACCACATCGTCAGGGAAGTCACCGTACTGCTTGAGCACAAGCGGAACCCAGAAGTCGGGTGGAAACTGGTTATCAATCCCCAACCGCAACGCGCGCTCAAGGCGGTCGATCTTCATCTGCGTGATCTCGTGGCGCTCGATCTCCAGGATGGGAGAGACGGGCGCCATGTGCAGCGTGAACTGGTTCTCATCGAGAGTCGGATCAAGCCCCTGGTACGCCATGTCGATCATGCACAAGCGCACAGTCTCTTGAAGGTACGCACGCTGGAGCCGCGAGGCGCGCTTGGCGAATGGCTGGTGCTGCCGCGAGAGCGACTGCTCCGGGTTGTATCGCCCCTCGACCATCCCGATGTAGCCGTTGGGGAACCCGATGCCGTTGGCCAGCATGCGGAAGTACATCTCCACGTCGCGCAACAGATCGTTCTGATTGGTCGCCGGGAAGTTGGTGATCTCCGTGCCGTTGTTTGGGCCACGCGCCATCACGAAATCTAGTCCGCCGTCAGTGGGTAGCCCGCTGCTCTGAAACGCGCCGCCGTCGAGGAAGCCGCTCGACCCACCGCTCGGGTTGAGGTGCCACTCACGATGCATGCGCCGCTTCAAGTCCTCGATGAAGTAGTGAGCGTCATCGTGCGACATGCCGACAGTGTCCACCAGCACCATGAGCCGGTCGGGTCGGCGGAGGAGCCGCTGCATGACGACCTGGTCGAGCATGAGTTGAAGCTCGCGCCACGTGACACGCGCACCCCACAGGAGCGACGAGCCAGCGCCGTAAATCTCCGTGAGGTTGCGCGGCGGGAGTCGGTAGTGGAGCACCTTCCAAAACGGTACCGAGTGCGTGTCGCCCTTGGACGGCTGACCACGGTCGTCGCTCGGGGCGAAGCCGGTGAGGCGTCCAATCTCGTCCTCGATGCGCGCGACCTGCCACGGCTCGTACGCCTTGAGAGCGATGACACCACGACCACGCTGCGCGGCGGGATGCGTAAACACGTCGCCGTCGCGACCAAGCTGGCGAATGGTGGGGAAGGCGACGTGATCCTGTTGTGTGCGGTCGAGGCAGCGCGTGACGATCTGCTGGATGTCCGGGTTGTTGGCGGAGCACCACGTGACGCGCCCGTGCTCAGGGTCTAGCTGACTCGCGTCCTCACCGAACGCATCCATGACGCCAGAGATGATGGAGTCATAATCCATCTCCCTGTAATTCTCGTACAACTCGATGCGCGACTCCTCTTGTGCGTAGAGCCCGAGCGCCTTGTAGATCGCCTGCGCTTGTCCCGCGCCGCGCAGAGGATCGTAGTCCTGTTGCCGATTGTCGGTGCGCTTCCGTGAGAGGCGACGATCCGGCAGCCGGTCAAGGCCCTGGATCTTCCGCAAGTTACTCCAAGGGTGGAGCACCATCTCGGTTAGTGACTCGCGGTTTTGCGCCATGCTGCCGCCTCCTCCGAACAGGATACTAGGAACCGTAGATCGCGGTCACCGTCACGGTCGCGCGTTGCGATCCCGCATTCACGATGGAGATGTCCGACACCGGTACACCGGGTGACGCGCCGACCTGACCAGGCAGCACGAGGACGCCGTTGGCCTTGGGGAACAGGAACGGCCCTACCGGTGTGCCGAGCGCGTTGAGCGTGACCTCGACGCTGCCCACGTCGCTCGTGAGGATGAACATGGTCTGTGGGTTGGGCGTAGCGATTGGCCCTCCCAGGTTAGTGGGCAGAGTGATGGGCTTGGTCTCGCCTGCTTCCACCTGTCCACTGAGTTGCTGGTGCCCGCTCTGCGCGTCGAGGACGTACGCCAGCGGAACGGGGGTGAGCGATCCCTGCCTCGTGGTGCCAGACAGGCTCCCAGCGAGCGTGGCGCAGATGGGACTGGTCATGTTCAAACTCCTGGCAGGTACTTCTTCACGATGCCCTGCTGCAAAAACGGTTCGTAGTGCTTCCGCACCATCTCATGCCCCGAGGTGGTACTCAAAGGATTGTCGCTCGGAGCGACCTCATCAAGCAAGCAAGAGAAGGTCGCGCCCACAACACCGTCTGACACGTCCTTCGATCCCTGCGCGCCGTCGAGGTTCTTGTCGCGGTGGTCCACCTTACCCTTGTCCACGTTCTCCTCCAGCGAGACGAACTCCTGGAACAGAACGACGCGCTTGAGCGCCTCGTCAGCGGAGCCCCACCGATCTGGGGTGTACCCCTGCGGGTAGGGGATGAACATGCGCCCCTCGTTGAACACCTGGCGCACGAGCACGTACGGCTTGTTGGTCCGGTCAAGCGAAAGAGGCTCAGCGATGAAGCCCTTGTCGCGGAGCCGCTGCATGGTCTCCAACGACTGCCAACCGTCCGCCGTGACCTTGCGAATCCAGAAGCCGATTCGCCGCAGCCACTCGATGAAGGATCGAACCTTCTTGAAGTCCACCGGCTCACCACGAGGACCAGCGGTCAGGCGCAGGTAGAAGTCCACCTCCACGTCCTTCACCACCATCGACTCACCGACCTCGGCAGCGTCGTACGGATTATCCTCTGTGTGCTTGTGCTCCTGCACCATGAAGCGCGCCGGGTGGACCATTGCGATGCCGTACCAGTCGCGCCCTTCACCACCCTTCGCGGGGTCGAGGTGGATGTAGCGCGGCGCACCGGGGTGACGGATCGGAGCACGCTGGCCCATGAACACCTTGGTCACGCGCTGGTGCTGGAACACATCCGCCAACCGGAACGTGCCCTGCTTCTCAAAGCATCGAACAGTCTGCGCCGAGCAGGGATGCACCAGGTCAGGGTCGAACGCAGACTCCACGATCTCGCGGCGCGAGAAGAACGGCGTGAACGTCCCACTCGGGCAGTCAGCGATGAGGCGGAGCGCGCCGTGAATGTCGTCGTGAAAACGCTTGTAGTAGTTGACGGGCACCGTGATGACGCGGCTCACGTCGGGTAGGTCAGACGGGTCCACCACTCCCACCTTGTAAGAGCCGTCGTTCAATCGCACCGGCTGCTTGTCTAGGATGCGCGGGTCGGCGGTCTCACTCCCACGGAACACACGGAAGCCCGGCACTGGCCCTATCATCGTGTCCACCGGGTGCGGCGCGTTGAGCAGCGCCTCGGGAGTCGTCAGCCGTTGGAACGGGCGTGGCGACCCTCGCTCCCAGCGCGGACCTCGATCCACCACGACGTGCTTGGTCTTGCGCATCTCGCGCGCACGCTGCTCCAGGTAGTCGGCCTCGGTGCGGGTCTGGCTGATGAACACCGCCATGCCGGGGATGTCGCCGTGCTCGTCCAGGAAGCGCGACTCCAGACGAGACGAGACCTCAGTGACGATCTCACGCGCAGACTCAGCCGACGCCTGCCCCTGGTCGAAGTAGTTCATCTCGTCGGCGGCGACGAAGAACAGCGATTGCCCAAGCACGTGCCACGCCTTGGATGATGTGCTGATGAGGAAACGCTTCTCACCGTGGTCGAACTCGACCTGCTCCTTGCCGAACGGCGAGCGCGGGAACACGTCCTTGAAGAACGGCATACCGTCGATGATCTGATCGCGCAGCGTGTAGAAGCCCGTGTTCTTCAACTGCTTCTTGGTGACCATGTAGAGCCCGAACACGATCTGTGTGCGCGCCGCCAGCCCGTAGAAGCGCGCAGGGTCACGGAGATGCGCCAATCGGGTGAGCTTGAATGTGCCCATGACCATCGCAGCGGTAGTCTTACCCCGCCCTTGAGCGCCAGTCAGGATGCACTCGCTGACTCCGGCACCAGGACGACAGCACGCCTCGATGACGGGTCGCCAGCCTGGGTAGATGTCGAGACCTACACCGCCCATGAAGTCGGGAGAGTCGAGGAACGTGGCGATGTCTGGTGGCACCCGGTCGTAGTCGTAGGAGTACAACTCGCGCCGAGCGTCCACGTCGGTGAGCAGGTGGTCGAACTTGTTGAGGAACCAATCTCGCCCAGCAGAGGAGAGGCGCGAGAACATCTCCGAGGAGCCTTCACCGATCCCCTCAAAGATCCGACCGATCATGTCCTCTTGCTGCTCTGACATCGTCTCTCTACCTCACACGACAAAGTGGTAACACAACCTGGTGGCTATGTCCCTCCGACAAAGTGGTAGCACGACAAAGTGGTAACGTCCGGTCGTGTGTAGTCGTGGGCACATTCCTAGTACAAGTACAGTTATTTGAATAGAATAGGTAAGTACGTACATCTGAATGGGGGAAAAAGCTAAGTCCTTTGTTTGTGTTGGACGAGGGTTTCGAGCCCCACATCGACCGTAGCGCAGGTACCTGCTGATTCTTGGGTCGCTCGCTCCCTCTTGTTGACCATGTCCCTGCTTTCCAGAAGCCTAAGAATGTCATCTACTAGAGCGTCGTTCTCAGGTGTGGGAGGCAGCCGCTTGACTTTCTTGAGCAACTGCTCCGGCTCGATGGACAAGGCGGCTGCTGCGCGGGACGGCTGAGGGTTCTTGGTGACCTTGTTGTTCCAGAAGATGAAGCGGACAGGGACCTCGCGCACACCAAGCTCTCGCGAAATTGCCAAGCGATGGTTGCCTTCTCCAACCTTCTGCCCACCTTGACTGCCGATGAAGAAGATGAGTGGATCGTCCTTTGACCACCCACTTGCTTTGAGAGCCGCTTTGAGTGCGTCCCACTCAGGGACACTCCGACGCGCGTCGCCACGCTTCCAGGTGTACTCACGATGCTCCCAGAGATCCTTGACTGGAACCATCATTGGCATAGACGAGTCATACATCTTCTGGTTGGGATAATTGCGATGGTGGTATACCTCCCCCTTGCTGTTCCGCATCGGGTATTTTCCTGACGGGGGGCTCTGCCACCGTTGGAGCACATCTTCAAGTGTGTCTCCAGGCTGCCGATGGTAGTAGTCGCTCTCTGGGCTGTAATCCTTACCCTCGTTGACGGGGTCCTTCTTGATGTTGCTCTCAGTCATGGCGGCTGTCGCCTGCTGCGCCGCCTTCTGCTTGATGTCGCGCAGCTTCTCCGCGTGCTTGATACGCGCGGCGTTCTCGCTGTCCTTCGCGCGCATCTGGATCTTGGCGAGCTTCTTCGCCCGCTTAGCTGGGTCGGGCAGCTTGCGCGGCGCAACCTCGACCACGATCAACTCACCCTTGGGGCGCGCGTCGTTGAGCAGCTTGCGCTCGCGATCCGTGATGGCCTTCGCGCGCTTGGCAGGTTCCTTCTTCACGCTCGGGCCTGGGAGCCGTGGCTCGTTGGAGTATGCCTCGCGCTTGTTCGCCTTCTTCCGGTTGGTGTCGAAGCTCACCGCGCGCACGTTGCCCTTGCCGTTGCCCCCGCCCTTCGAGAGCGGCGTCTTGTGGTCGGCCTCGCGGGGGTCTCCCTTCTTCAGCCCGATCTTGCGCCGCGCTCTGTTGCGCATCGCGCGGTTCTTCTTCTGCTCCGGCTTGCCGTGGAAGTCTCGGTACTCCTGCTTGTAGTCGCGGGTCTCCTCCTCCAAACGTTCGAGCGTGGCCTGCATCTCGTGGTGCTCCGACATCGCCGTGAGGGTCAAGCGCCCATACTCCTTCCACAGCTTTTCGATGGTCTTACCCATGTCCTTCACGCAGTCGTGGCCGGTCGGTGTGGTCTCACCGCCCTCGCGCTTGAGGTATGCGAGTTGGAGAGGTTGGCAGTCAGGGCGACTGCTCTTGAAGATCATGAACTCCCAGGGCCAACGCTCCGACTTGAGATGCACAGCCTTCGCGTTTCCGATCTCCTTCATCAGCTTCGGCAGATCGCGCAACCGCTCCTCACGCTTGCGCAAGGTGCGCTGGATCATGGCCGGGATGCCTTCACTCAAGTCGCTGATCTCGTCCAGCGATACCTCGACCTGCTGGAGCTTCACCAGGCTGTTGCGGCGTGTCGGGAGGTTGCGCGCCGAGTGCTCAGGTGCGATGGACTCCGTGACGCCGACCACCCGAGCTTGTTGCTTGTTGAACAGAATGAACTCGTTCGCCTTGTTGATGCTCCTGCCGTCGTCGGTCCACACGACGCTGTCGTATCCGGCGCGCTGGATCGCCTCCGCCAACTTCTTGGTGATGAGGCCACCGGGCATGGAGATGTCCACCCCGATCTTCTCGGGGATGTCCCCCTTCCACGCGACCACCAGCGGGTTGCGCATCTCGACATGGACCGTGTGAACGTGGCGTCCCCACATCCTGACCTTGCGATTGTTGGGAG